TTCTAATGCGAATTTGCACATTAATAGGCACTGCACCATAAATGCCAAAAACATTAGCCGTAGACGGAGAATAGCAATGGCTAAAACCTTCTGAAGTGCCATTGGAAGAAGACCTTACTAAATAAGGATTGGCATTAGATGATCCAAGGGTGGTTGGATCAGAGACGGTGAGACCATTCAACGCTGGCCTCACGTGACTATTTTGTAGAAATCCAGTGTAATTTGGCGCAAAATATAACCAATAATTTTGTGCAACTAAATCACGTAAGGCAGTTTGGCCGAAAGCGCTTTTTTCTTCGTCAATGCGACCAATGCCACCAGCGCATAGGACAAACATAAGTCGAACAAGCTGACTATTGCCGTAGCTTAAAATTGCCGACCAAATTAATGAAGTGGCTACGCGAACACCTCCTGATGGATTGGTGTCGGTGTTGGTATAGACGAGGTTGATAGGGTCGCCATAAGCAGCGAGTTGCTGCTGGGTGTTGAAGCCAAAACGCGGAGCAAATATTTCATCACGAGAAGACGGTACGCCACCGCCCCCTTGCTGGCCGCTAATACGAGGAGCCTGTGCTTGTGGTTGGGGAGCAATTAAGGCCGACACCACTTGAAAGATGATGCCAACCACAGCCAGCACAATTGCGACAACTTCCCAGTTTCTGGCATCTAAAACAGTGCCTTCTTTCGGATCACTATAGATTTGCTGTTGAGCAACAAAGTCTAAATATTGTTCTTTTGTAATGCCAAGAGCTTCAATTAATTGATGCTCATAAGGAAGAAGACGGCGCTGCGGATCGCTCATTAATCTGCCCAAAAATAATATTTTGGCCGCACCAATGAAACAGGCGCTGCTACTACCATCTTACTTGGCGACAAAAACAAACAATTACCATCATCAGCAACGACAGCCATTGCCAACAACGATTTTGCTCCTGGCAAATAAAACATGGCCCCTGGACGAGGATCGGTGATTTTTTCGCCCAACGTTAAAAGCCATCTAAGAATTCTGCGAATGGTCAGCTCTTCTTCCGCATAGTCTCTGTAAACGAAAGACCATGCTTCTTCTAAATGCTTAAGTCCCAAGCGTTTTCTCACCTCCATGCACAAAAGCCAGCAGTCAGTAAAACCCTCGCCTTCGCTAGGACGAGCTGCATATTTATGCTTAAGACCAATTAAATCGCTGTAGTCAATCATTGCAAAGAAACATTAGCACTTAACGGCAATAAGCCTACAAGATTTCTGTTTAGTTGTCTTGCCGGAAACTGAGTGCCCACGCTATCCATAGCGCTTCTAAAACGAAGTTCAATGGTGGTATCGGAAAATGCAGCTCCAATGCCCACGTATCTTTCTTGGTATGTCTTGACAGGAGAAAAATTGGCATTAAGCCATTGCGTGGTCAGCACCAGACGACTAAGCCTATTCCCATTGCCCTGCTCAACCAGCCTTACTGCCACTTCCACATTGGGAAATAACACTTGCAACAGAGTATTATCGCCGCCAAGATTGCTCACAGTGCCTTCCGCTCTGAAAGGCGCAAACGCATATTGCTTCCCTTTAAAGATTTTTGTTTCGTTGACAAAGAAATTTTGATAACGATGGTAAACAGTGTTTGGCGAATCTCCCAGAGTAATCGTATCAGTTTGATTTAGCCCAGCAAGACTTTGCGCCGTAAGAGCGCTTTCAGTCATTGCCAACAAATCAAAATATTGAACAATTCTTAATGTGCTCATTGTGCAAACTCAGAAACAAGCTTTACGCTGATGGTGCTTAGATTTCTGTAAGTGCTTTCCACTTCAGGGGCACTTTCGTAAAACCAACGCATAGTTGTAGGACTTCCGCTTCCAATGCCAGCTTGTTGCAAAATAATATAAGGGTCGCCAGCTTTTAACTGGGCAAACGTATTAGAAGAACTGTTAAGGCCGGCAAGCGTTTCGTTGGAAAGGGCAAAGCCTTCAGTATTGCCACGCTGCCCATGGTAATGAGCATAAATCAGAGACAAAACAGTTTCGTTAACGTTTTCAAACGTCAGTTCCAATGTGGCGCCAAATGGCCGATTACCAAAGCTACGCCGAACCGTCTTGCCAGACAGTGAACGATAAATCTTTGTGGGATATTCACCCAGCGTAAAACTACGGCTCGTAGGCTTAATTGAAGGGAAATTAGCCATGATAATTAAATGCCAATCCTCCGACGAGTGTTAGGACTTTGCTGAAGCTTATCAATGGCCAAATTGGCTCCTTGCCGTGCTCCGTCACGAACGGCAAGCTTACGTGTTTCCATCATAGCCTGCTCTAATTGATCCCTACTAACATATTCCACGTTGTTGATGGTTGTGGTTTCAAAGTTCATGGACAGTACGGGAGAAGCCATGGCGCCTCCGTTGGAGCTGCCTCCCATCTTGTCGCGGATGCTATCGCCTTGCATTTGCACAGGGATGGAGCGACCATCAGGCAGCGGCACAATAGCTTCGTTGTACTTGCCCTCGCCCACCAAACCAAGAGTAGGGCCTTGAACCACGCCACCATTAGCAAACGCTTTAAAGCCACCAACCGCTATTCCGCCATTTGCGTAGGAACTCCCGGCCAAGTCCAGCTTGCCCACTCTGTCCATAAATGCCGCATTGCCAGAAGCATTTCTGGCTTCAAGTCCGCCGCCGCCGCCTCCCATACCAGCAAAGATACGGGCAATGCCAATAGCAATATAAGTGGCAATCATTTGCGCTGCTGCTTGCTGCAATGCCTGCCCAATGGCGTTTAAGAAGCCACTAAATACTTCTTGGGCCGTTGCCGTGCCTTCGATCATCGAAGCAATGCCTTCAGTCATTAATGTGCCAAAAGCATCACCAATGCCGCCAATGGCATTTTGAATGCCGCCAAACACTGTCTGAAGACGCATTGATTGCGTCTCCAGCTCAGCCATTTGCGTGGCATATCCTCGGTCGCCATTGGATTGCATAAGCGCATTTTCAAATGTTTGCGCCGCGCCACCATAGAAACCAGCCATAAGTCCTTGGCCAGCAGTGCCAATTTGAGCACGTGTTTGAGACAGGTTTCTTTCTTGTTCTACTAACTGATTTGTTTCAGCTTGTATTTTAAACTTCTCTCGCAATGCATTAATCGTATCTTGAATGGCTCTGTATTCGTCCGCCCTGAGATTTTTGGTTAATTCTTCAATGCGGAAATTTGCTTCCTGTTCTGGTGTCAGACCCGCATATCCGCGCCGTAAATTGTCGATTTCAGTGGTTGATTTTTCAATTTCAATATTTGTATCGCGCAAAGCATCCTTGAAAGGACCGCGAATATCTTCCGTAGCTTTTTTGACTGCCAAAGTTTTGCGACCCTCAGCATTTTCAAGCTCTTTAGTCCTTGCCAATTGCAAATCGGCAAGCTTCAATTGTTTATCAACAGCGCTAATATTGTCGCGATTTGTTTCTAAAACTTTTAGGCGATAAGCTTCCTCAATTTCAGCCTTCTCTTTAACTAGCGTTAAATTAGCCAGGGCCACATTGTATCCTGTCTGACTAATTTTTTCTTCTAACAATCTTGTGTCAAGAATTTGCTTTTCCTTGTCAAATGTTTGCTGAATAATTTCCAGTCGGCTTCTGTCATAGGGTTGCAACTTGCGCCCAGCCCCTCCTTCTCCTTCGCCGCCAGTGATTTCCTGTATTGTCGCCGCAGGTTTTGTTTGATTTGCAATGTCTTGTGCAACTCGCTGTGCAAGAGGCATTTTTTCTTGAACAGACGCCGCCGTTTTTCTTAAACCCTGCAATCTTGCCTCAATAATTTTAGATGCATTTGAAAAATCAGTAACATAGTTTTTGCCAAAAACATCTTTGCCAACAAAAGACTGCATGCCAAGATCGCGCATTTTTTGCGCTGCTTGGGAGGTCAATTGTTTTTGAGGGCCAAGTGCTCCGCCTGAAACATATGGGCGCAATTGTTCAAACACTTGAATTTGTTTTTGCGTATCTCTTGCAACATTCTGAAGCTCTCTAACTGCACCAGCATTTGCCATGCCCGAAATGCCGGCGAGCATTTGTTTCGTAGATTGAGCCACTCCATCTACGGCTCCTTTGAGCATCATGAAACGCTCGATTAACAATGATATGCCAAACAAAATAGCCGGAGCAGCAATGGCTCGCAATGCAACTGTGGCAAAATTTAGAGCCGGAGCCATGGCTCTTAATGCTACGCTTAATTGCGAAGCAGACCTGCCGGTGGCGTCCATTAATATCCGATAAGTCGTAAATCTTTGTGCTCCAGCCAGCAATCCTACATTAAGCGAAGTCATGGCAACAATTACCCTGCCAATTGAGCCGACAATGCTATTAAAAATAATATTTAATGGCAATGCAACCAAATAAAGTTTTGCTAAATATCCAACAACAGGATTTCCAGCAATTTGCGCTAAGGTCTTCGCAACCTGCAATGCAATTGAGCCAAATTGTTGCAATACGGGAATTACGCTACGAATATTTTGAGCAATTCCATCAAACGCGGGCTTTAATGCTTCTAATTCTTTAGCAATAGCGCCGCCCCCCGCTGTCTTTGCTGTTGTACCACTAAAGAATGCTTGCAATCCATCCGACAACTGTTTTATGCCATTGGTCATAGGCAAAACGACTGAGTTCAAGAAACCCACTGCAGCCGGCTCAAAGCTCTCATACAAAAGCCTGAGCGAGTTTTGCATGCGATTAATGCTGCCTTGGAATGTTCGAGCAGCTCCTTCTGCTCCAGGGCCAAATTCTTTGCTCATTACAATGCCAACATTTTTAAGCAATGAAACCATTGCGGCGCCCTTGTATTGTCCTTCTTCCAATGCAGCGGAAAAATCTTGAATGGCTTTGGGCCCTTTAAAGCCAGCCGCTTCTGCAAAAATTGCCATGGCACCAGGCAACACATCGCCTAATTGCCCTTTCAGTTCTTCGCTCATCACTTGGCCTTTACTTGCCATTTGAGCAAAGGCATAATTAACGCGATCCACCTTGTCGGCGCTCATGCCAAATGTTGCAGCGGCTTGGCTAATGCCGGTGAACAAATTGCGAATCTCTTCTCCAGCAAATCCTGCGGGAGCCATGGAAGCGTATAGCTTTGTAAAGCCATCGCGAGCCGATTGAAGAGGAATGTTATAGCGGTCTACTAAATCAAGGATTAATTTATTGGATGCAGCGGCTTCTTGCGCTGTCGGAGAAATGGCCGCCAAAGTATTTTTAAACGTTTGTAATTGACCCACTGCATTTCCCACTTGAGAAGGAAAATCAGTAATAAAAGCCAATGCTTTATAAGCAGTACCAAACAGCAACACTTGCTTGGCCGCAAAACTAAATTCTTGTCCAAGTTCACGAATAGTTCCCGCACCTGGAAGATTTAAACCGCCTGCTGCACGTCCAAAATCTCCCATGCCTCCAAAGAAACTACCACCGCCACCACGATTTCCGCCTCCGCCTCCTCCGCCGCCTCCGCCGCCAGCTCCACCGGGCACCAATGCACCACCAGCAGCATATGGAACAATGGCGTTTAATGGACGAGCGCCCCTGTAAGCATAACTATACGGCTGAGATCCTCTGCTTGTCGCTCCCAAAACATCCACTTCGCGCAAGGCGGATCGCATACGAGCTTCCCTTTCGCGACGAGCAAATAATTGAGACTGCGTTTCTCCACCAATTCTGCCAGTACTATAAACATTTGCCTGTCTCCCCACCCCAGCAGGAAGCATGCCGGCAATCCGACTAGCACCCAATAATGGCTGCTGAGAGGCTCCTAGCCCAACTCTGGTGCTTCTTACTTGCTGTTTCAAAGAATCGACGAAAGCATATGCTGCACCACGTAAAATCTGCTTAAGTTCGTCGCTTAATGCAGTTGGAAGATATTTTTGTGCCCCAAATGCAGTGCCGCCTAGTGCAGTAAATGTTGGGCCAGGGGGCAGCATGCGTCCGCCACCGTAGCCACCACCTTGCGATGGAGGTACAGTTGCAGTCCACGAAGGCCCAGGCAATCCAGCCCCTCTTAACTGGCCCGCCTGCCTGCTAATTTCTCCACCGCCCATGCCACTCATCATGAGGGCCATGCGAGCAAGGCGATCCAACATGCGCTGCATTTTGCGCGTTGCTGATTGCTCAGCAATATCCATCGCCTTTACTAAACCAAGCTCAAAACCCTTGCCAGCATCTTCTCCAATATTGAACATCTCTCGCGATGGAGAGCTGATTTTCAATGTTTTCCTTAACCCCTCAAGAAGCACGTTGCCATAGTCGCCAGCGGCCTTACGTAAGCGAGAGTTTTCTTTTGAAAACGCATTTAAAAACCCTTGGCTCGCGTCAGTGGCAACTTGGTTTAATTGGGTGATAATTTTTGATTTACTAGCGCTAATTTCTTCATCAAAAGCCAACAAGCCTGCTCGTGCGGCTTCTTTGTAAACTGCACGTAATGTGCCTGTATCAACCGCTCCTAATTCCTGCCTAAACGTTCCTCCTCTGCGCGAAACCGTTCCGCTCGCTCCAGTAGAAATATCTTTTAATACAGCAGCAAGATCCCTGGCGTTTTTGATTTCCTGTTTTAAATTAGTTTCAATGTTAAGACGATAATTTCTTTGGCTAATATTTCTCCCTAGCGCGTTAAGCTCGTTCTGTACACTACGCCTATCAAGCTGAACTTGCACGGGAATTTTATATCCCGCTGCGGCTTGCCCAAGCCCTGCTAATTGCTGCCTAAAAAATGCCAGGTCAAGACTTACCTTAAGCTTAAGTTCGGCGTCTTGAGCTGCCATTTTAATTGCTCTTCACTATTCCCTTAATTCTATAATCATTGCTCTTGATTACGTCCGGCAAAGGCTTTTAATTCATCGGCTAACAAGGCAATTACTCGCCCATCCATCTTCCTTGTTTTCATTAATCGTTGCAGGACAATTAAGCTTTCGTCTGTCAAGCCACTATCTTTCTTCAGAGCCTTAGTATCAAATGGCAGAAAATCTTCGGGCTTGATTTTTGATTTCTTGCCACCAATCATTCCTGCCGTCATCGTGCCAAATTTTGCAATGGCAATGCTTTGCACGTTGTATTTTGCAATGTCATGCTTGTCCAAATATTTCAATGCACACTGAACATCCCTCAATCGCTGCCGCCCAAATTGATCTGCATGCCACCTTGGATCACGAAAATCTGACGCCGAAAGGCGAAAGTAGATTTCGTCCCAATTGGTTAAATTTTTAAGCTGTTTTCTGGCTCGCGATTCTGTCGCTTCAGCTATTGAGGAGAATTCCTCTTCGTTGCTTTTTTTGCCGTTGCAGCCTCCTGGGTTTCGGCGCTTTGCTCTGCAGTGATAAATTCCACTACTTTTGCAACGTATTTACGAGGGAGATTTTTTGTATCTTCCAGCTCCCAGTCATCGAGGTCTTGCCAGTTTCCATCAACGAGACCTTGCCCGCGAGAACGAATAAAGGCAGTAACCATGCGAGCGTTAGTACTTTCCACCGACGAACCACTAGTGATCATGCTCAAAGTTTCTTCAGTATATTCAGAAAGTAACTCCGCCTCAGTGATTGAGCCGCCGCCTCCTTGCAGCAAATTAAAAGCTTCGTCCAGGGGAATGTTTTTGGCAGTGGCAATGCGCTTGGCAAGTTGCACGGCGCGAATAGTAGCTTGACTCTGCAGTTTACTAATCTCTTCCTGCTCAATAGCTTCTGCAACTAACCAGCCGCCATATTTCTTTAGGCGAAGCTCAGGCAATAGCTCAAAATAATCTTCAGTCTTAGTTTGAAGCAGGAAGCTGTATTTGCTCATGGTCAAGAATGTTTAGCAATGCGTTGAAAACTTTCACTCGTTCGTTGGAAGAGCGAAATTCCTTCGGAATTTCAACCAGCATTGAATGATTTTCGTTAGAAAGTCTAACAGTCTCTTCGCGGCAAGAAATAAGGCACAAGATACCAGCCTCTAAAGCTGTGCCTTCTATGGCATTGTTAATTGCATGGACAGTTCTATCGTCGCTCCACAGATAGTCAATTTTCATCTGTTCAATGCAGTGCGTATGCGAGATCGTAGCGCCTTACTTACACTACTGCCATCGAACAAATTACGCTCTTGAAATACATCCGTCCACTGCCTTGGTTCTAAATTTGTCGATAGTCCTTCATGGACATACCATGCATAACCCCTTCCGCTCTCGTTTTTGGCATCCCAGTTCCAAGATACAGTAATATCGTTGGCGCCTTGCGTAATTTTAAAACTGTCCTTTCCGCTTTGATAAAGTTCCCCAAGATCGTAGATATTACGAACAGTCCCAGCATTTTCTCCGCTTTTTCTTCTTGTGTACCCTGGATAGCTCCATTTATCGTCCTTAAATTGATCTTCAAAATATCCGTCGTCCACGTCCTCTTCCGCCCATGTTTCAAACGCCTTGACCAATTTTTGTTCTAAAAACCTTGCATTGAGAATAGTTCCGCCAACAATGATGCCGCTCATGGTGCAATTAATGGTCGAAGAATAAGGTCGGGGATTAAAAACCTACAACGCTCATAAGCCACATCATCACCAGGAAAATATCTTGGCGTGGAATCAGGAAAGCGCCTAACCATCCTGTCCATAGCAGTGGCAATAGCGCCAGCGCTAGGCGTATATTGCACCAAAATTACTTCCCAAATTTGCGTGACTTTTGTCGTCCCACCTAGCGGAGAGCGAGAAACTAGCTCAGGAAACTGTCGCATTGTCACTTCCAGCCCCTTCACTTTCCATTCTTTCGGTACACTCTGCGGCCCCACCACATAAACAGCAGGCAGCGTTGAACCATTTGGCAGTGTATAAGTGCCAATCAAATTTGGAGATGCTGATAACAATTCAGTGATAGTCTCTCTGAGCTGAGAAATATTCACAATAAAAAAGCCTCCCCGTAAGGAGAGGCTAGCAAACTTTCAATGGAAAGTGAATCAGCTATTGGGAGCAGTCGGGATGATCGAGCCGCTTTCAGAAGCATTTTGGTGGATGCCAATGCGGCCACGGCTAATCAGATCAAAAGTACACTCAACAAGGTTATCAGCGGGATAGCTCTCGTTGTAGTTCATCACGCGACCAACATAAGCCACGCGATCATAGTAATAAGTGGTGCCGCTAACACCCAGTTGCTTGTTAATTTCCACGTACACTTCTGCATTTTTGTCGTAACGTGCAGTAGCGATCACTTGGAAAGCTTCGTCGAAACTGTTCGGGATGAACGTGGTGCCATCCACGTCCTTCTGGAAGTAAGAGGTGACAGCAGCAGTGGCTTGGCTGGTAACAATAACGCTATCAGAAAAACCGCCGCCACCCAGCAGGTAAAATTCAGTGTTGCCATCATTGAAGGCCACAGAGGCCGTGGTGGCAGCTTGCAGAGTGTAAAGCGTAGGAGCACCGCTCACGGTAAAAGTGGCGCCGCTCTGGGTAATAATTGGACGGGCAGTGCCGCCAATAGAGCCAACGCGCACAATCACGTCTTGGCTCTTTACCAGTTCAGTGGGATGGTAGAGCATGAGAGGAAATCCTCAGCAATGAAAAGGGAAAGTGATTAAGCGTTGTCCACGCTTCCTTTGCCAATTAGTCTAAAAATTCCCCTAATTGGCGTGCCGAGGAACTGCCAATAATGAATAGCAATTTCCTCGTTTGGCAATAGTTCAAAACGCCCTTCCCTTCCATTGATGGTCGCCTGAGCGGAATCACCAGGCGTCACTCCAGAAAAAGCAAGAGGAGACGTAAGTCTCCCCTCCATGTAAACTGCCGTTTGATCTGCTCCGAGAAGATGATCATACTGCGGAGCACGCTTTTGCCTTAACGATGCATAGTAAGTAATGCCAGTCGCTGTGGCCACGTAATTGCCGGTTTCGCTATCAAGCGCATACCCCGAAGCCACATACCATACCAGAGTGGCATTAGCAAGTGGCTCCAGGAAGTTGCTCATACAACAAAACCAACGGCAGTCGAAGGAAGAGAACTTAAGAGACGTTTAAACTCTTGACCATATTGAGAAGCATCAAGCCCCTCGCCATACACTTTGCCGTCAGTGGCACCAATTTGGATGCCCATCTGAGCAAGTTGTACGGCAATGATATGAGCAGCTAAAAACTTAACTGCCCTATCAGTTTGATCCCCAAACACGTCAGCCGAGGCATCGTAAGTTGCTTCTGTAATGGCACCATTCACAATTCCCGATGGATGGGGCGTGAATTCAGGAAACCTGTCCAAAAAACTGGCGTAGGTGACGGCCATAATTAAGCTTTTCCAATGCGAATGGCTTCAGTGCGTTTGGCAATAGCATTCCTTACACGAATTCGGCCTTCAATTTTCTTCCAATCAGCTAAGCGATCAGCATCATGGATGAGTTCAATAGCACGAATGGCTTGGGTGAGGGGCAGCTCGGCAAGACTTTGAACAGACTCAGGCAGATCCTCTACCATCACTTGTTCTTTCATCTCTTCGATTGCCCCAATCGCCATAAGCTTCTTCACTGCAATGTTCTCTTTAGCTTCGCTCCATTTGTCATCAGGAATTTCCTGATTAAGTCCTGGAACAAGCTGGATGAGACCAGTTCTAGTGATAATTCCGAAGCCCGCCTCACGAGGGGGATTTTCAAGTTCGGGACGATAAGCAATGAGCATTGTTCAAAAAAACAATTGTCAATAGCTTAACGTCCCTTTCTTGTTAACTATCCTCAGGCGTTGGCCTGAACGTAGATAACGCTCTTGGGATAGTACAGGGCCACACCACCAACGCGAGCATGGGCGGGAACGATGAATTCCAGACCGCGCTGCTGAGGGGGGAACAGCTCCAGGGGCTGAGGAACGTGCAGTTGCACTTTCTCAGGATCACGCTTGTACACCACCATGCGGTTGGTGTTCAGCACGCTGTTGTCAGCATCCAGTTGGTTGATGGGCTCAACGTTGCGGATGTAGGGGTTGGTACGCAGGAAGTACTCAAGCACGGTCACGTCCGAAGAATCGGAATTGCGAGTGGTGCTCACTTTGTTGTAATCTTCCCAAGCCATCAGAATGGTGTCGGGCTGCTCCTTCATTTTGGAAGCGTTGATAATGGCGGTCACGCCATAGTTCAGCAGTTCCAGCATTTCCTGGGCAGTGGCAGTGCTGAACCACTTATCAGCAGCAACCACATCCACGGTGGAGTTGTTGAAGAAGCCAGACAGACCCACGGTGCTCTCACCGAAGAAAGCGAGATCTTCCACTTTCTCTTCGTAAGCACGACGCACGGCAGCAGCGCGACGCTGCTCCAGGGCGATATTGGCCATTTGAGCAGCACGCAGTTCCTGCACGGTGTAGCCGAAGCTACCGCCGAAGGAACGGATGTTGATGCTCTTCTCGGTCTGGCTGATGTCGGCACGGGGCAGATCATCAGCAGCATCAGCGATCAGCTTAAACTCACCAGTGGCATCCATGATGCGGTAGGTGAAGGTCTGAGCGCCAGGACCGGCTTCAGAAGTTACGGGCAGCACAGTCGGATATTTGATATCCGCATACTGCACTTCAAACACTTGGGGGCGGATGAACTCAAGCTGACGCTCAAGAAACAGACCCGCTTCATCCATACGGAATTCAGACATTGGTAGGGCCTCCTATCAAGAATCAGCAGAGAGAGTGAAGCTCGGACCATTCAGCTCCAGCAGGGCAATACCGCTGCTAGTAGTGGAGGTGAGGAAACGAGCGTTAGCCAGACGGACGGTTTTGCCAGAAGCGAAAGCGTGCGAGAACTGACCAGCCTTGCCAGTACCGCTTGCCGAATACAGCACGCGAACGACAGACTTGGGAGTGACGGCGCCAGTCACATAGACGGCAACTGCACCTTCGTTCACCACGTTCATGGCTTGCTGGTTCTTCACGCCAGGGCGGCCATTGGCGTCTTCAGCAGTTTCGTCCACGTAGGTGAGAGCGTTGATGCCCAGAACGGTATCGGAAGCGCCAGAGATAGTGACGGCGGAGTTGGCAACAGTGCCAGCGTTGTTATAGACCACCACGTCACCGAAGGGCACAACAGCGCCGGTTTCGTTGATCGAGGTGGAGATGGTGTTGTCGCGAATGTCAGACAGGCCACCTTCCAGATAAGCAGTGTGAGCCAGGGCGTAAGCCTGTTGCACACCGCCAGCGGAGGCAGTGCCCGAAGCGGAGAAAGAAACGGCCATAATTACTTAGCCTCCTTAGAGATGGAGAGAGGCTTCTTCCATGCATTTTGCAGCGTTTCCATGTAGGAAGACGGTGCGCTCATGGGAGAAGCAATAGAAGCCACGGCTTTACGCAGCTCATCAGTGGCAACAGAATCATCGCGGGACGATTCGGCCAGAGTGTCAAACATGGCCTGAACATAGTCATCAGACTTTTCAGACAGATCAACACTATCGCCACGCACGGCTTTGATGGCGTCCACCATCACCTCACGGGCTTCTTTGCCGCTAAATTCATAGGCGGCATCCAGAACAGGCTTAGCCTTTTCAATCAGAGCAAGACGCTCTTCAACCATGGAATCAAGATTGATTTCCTTGGCGGCAGCCAGTTCACCTTTCAGTTCTTCAACGTGCTCGGCCAGAGCATCGGCGCGACCCTCAGCGGAATCGCACTTGCCCTTCATTTCCTTCTGCATGGCGTCCATTTCGGACTTCATGGCATCGGCGGCGGCCTGCAGCTCGTCGTATTTTTTCTTCATGTCCTCGTAGGACATTTTGGCGTCTTCGCGTTCTTTAGTGATCGCAAGAGCAACGCTCTCCGTCACCTCAAACTCGGCGCCATCGAAAACGACTTTTGCAGTCATTAGATGGTCTCCTGTAGTAGAGAATAAAGATAGATCGGCTGCATCTTGACGATCAAGATGGAGCTTCACTTGCGGGCCAGCGCGGCCCCGACGAACAATAGCGATGTGATTGCCGATGATCTCCTTTTGGATGCCATCGTAATTTTCGCCACTTTCTGTAACGCCAGGCGTGGGATCATAATTCACCCTGTAGCCAGCGCTTACCTCACGAGCATCTCCCCGCATAATACGCTCAATGGCATCCTTGTCCGTGATTGTCATCACGGCCTTGACGAAACCATTGTCATAGACAATCTCAGTGCCGCTAAAGCCCACTTGGTAGTCTTTAGTATTGTCGGCATCAAGAAGAACAGGGGGATGTTCCGAAGTGATTGCCTTGCCCGCAAACGAAGCAAGACTCTCGGGAGACGCCACTTCTGTTTCTGGACGATACTCTCGCCGCACAGAGCCATCAGCATCTGTATAGAGCTGAATGCCAGTGCGAGCAATCGAAGCCCACGCCCGAAGATAGCCTTCTGGCGTCATTTCGTATTTCTCAATTGGCGAGAAATCGTACCGACAAGATGTGGTGCTCATGCTTATACTTTACCAAAAAATTGTTATTACAATAAAAAAGCTTATTCAATTTCGACTAGCGTTATGATGTTCCTGGCAAAGAGCAACGCCGATGTGCTTAAAATGCCGCACCAGCAGGCGCGATTGCTCATTGCTCAGCGTGTCAAGGACGCTCGCTTAAATAGCGGCCTTTCACAAAAGGATGTGGCCGAAATTCTCCATATCAGTCAAAGCTCTTATTCACGCATTGAACGCGCCACTGTCCCGCCAGACTGCGTGCAAATTCGCACCCTCAGCGGCCTCTATGGGATAAGCGTGTTATGGCTGATGGGCTATCCGTCTTTTATCGCCCATACGCGACATTAATCTTCGTCGTCATCTCCGCGAAGCTCGCTAAGTTGACTTTCAATGCCTTCCATGATATAAGCTTTAGCCATCGCCTCAATTTCAAACGTGAGAAACTTGGTGGGGTCAAAATGAGGGTCGGGCTTTTCGTAAACACTCATCACATAGATGTGAGTTTCATCTAAGCGACCATTCTTAAAGCATTGCTTTTCAACGAGTTCCCACTGGGAAGTATTGCGGTGTTCGTTTGCGGAAAGAATGGCTAGCGCCTTCAAAAGACCAATGCCTTCGTCTTCTTCTTCGATGACGCGCACATATTCGCTCATTGGTCTTTTTGACGACTTTCTACCATCTTAATAATGCGATTTGCCCACGCCCTACCGGCATCGCCGCCCCATAGCAGCCAAGCAATATAACCAGCATCGTTTTCTCCGCCGCTCTTGTTTTTCTCGTGGCGAGAAAAGAAAGCAGCCATACGCTTAATTGTGGCGAAGCTTACGGCTCCACCACCAGCTAGATTACTAGCGCGAGCCACGCCGCTACCAATGCCTTGCTTCCCGGCCTCTTGCGTAGTTAGTCCGCCTTTTCCATGCTTCTTGCGAAGCTCTAGGCCGCGACGGGCGGCGCTTCTAACGCCAGCAGGAGGGGAGAAGCTTTCTGCGTCGCCCCTCAGCGCTTTTTTCCGCAGGAGGCATCCTCCATTTCTTCTTCTTCCATGCCTTCTTCCTCTTCTTCTTCTCCAATGAGGGTCATGAAATAATTATCCCAATATTCATCGCTCTTGCCCTGACGGCTCATGCCGGCTTCTGAAAGGGCAATTGCAATGGCCTGCTTACGATTCTTTACAGGTTTTTTGTCGCTACCCTTTAGCGTGCCAGCTTTAAATTCACGCATCACCTTGGCCACTTTGGCCTGTTTTTCCTTCTTGGTCATGGTCGTAATGCTTTCTTTAAGCATACTCAATGAATAAATCCTATCGGCGCTGTTTCAATGGTCATGCCAGGAAAGAATTTGTCACGGTATAAAACCAGGCCAGTCAGTAAACGTTCGGCAATAAAGGCCAGAGCCCGTTTGTCATAGCCTTCAATGGAGAGAAAATGTTCCTTATGTTTTTCCCAGATAGGCAATAAACAAACAAATAAAGTGGTCATAAATTGTTTGTAATATTGCTTCGGACCACGAGCCATATTGCAACCAATAAATAAATTTTGCGCCCATAATTTGTCAATCTCTTCTCGCGTGAATACCCAGGCGCCGGTATCAGCAAGTTCGCGAGTGATGGCAGGAGCGTCAAACTCTGAATGGCCGCCATAAAACTGCTGCTCCAACGTGCAACTAAACACAGCCGGCTCTGGCACGTAAAGCACATCCTCCGCATACCATCCGGACTTAGGCTCTATCCAATTCCGACGATATTGGGCATTGCCAATGTTTGCTTCTTCAGCATTTAGCAACATCCAATGCACACAAGATAGTTCTCCCCATCGCCTATTTAAAGAGGAAATAAACGCTCCTTCGTCGTCAAACATATAACCTTGCTTCCGCAAAGCCCTGCGCTCTGCATCGACAATGTTGCAGGCCCCGCCCATGATCGGGATGATTTTTGATTGCGCTTCATAACGAACCTTTTCGTTTTGAATGCACACTGCATAGATGGTGTAATCAGACGGTTTCATACACTTGCCTCGCAGCCCATAGTTCGTTGTAATTGTTGACGCTCTTGGCGCCCAGTCCAGTGAGGTCGCCGCCTCCGGCTGGCTTGCTCCACGCCATGATAGTGCCATCGGGAAGCACAAACGCCCTATTCTTCTGTTCGTGCGTGGGCGTCAGCTCCAGATAGTCTCCATAAACAAAATCTGCCTGACTTCCGTTAGACGCAAGCGCCTTGCCAAGAAGCGTGGGGCCAGTGGGGCACAATGGTGTGATGCCGTAATACTGCTGCACGCAGTTGGCCACAATCATTTCAATGGCAGCTTGTAATGCCTCATTGTTAGGCTGAGAATACAAAACAGTTGTGGCACAAGCCCAACTGGTATAGCTAAATCGCTGGATATCACGAAAGGCTAAAAATTTAATGCGATCTCCCACGTCCACAGCATTAACAGCGCGAATAGCAATATCGAAATACCAGCCGCCAAAATGATTGAGGAGACAGAAGCGCCCAAGATCAGCTTTATACGAAAAAGGACGTAACGAATCGTAAGCCCATAAAACGTGCTCACCATAAACAGAACCAATGAAATCACGGAGTTGTTCATTGTTGTAAATGACATGATTGGCTTTAGGAAATACTGTATCAATAGTGCCAGTGGCATATTGAAGAAAAGGGGAAAGCTTTTCTTCTGGATCAGTGGTTAGGAAAATTTGAGAAATCTGCATGGCCATCAATCAATTTTTGCGGGAGTACCAAAGCCCTTGAATTCAGGCTCTTCTGGCTCCATGGTCAAAACTGTTTCCACTTGAGCCATCATTAGCTCCGTAATACCAGGCCAAGTGAATTCTTCAATGCGCTGCTTGCACCATTCGCCATCATCCTTTAATTGCTCTCGATCTTCGTAATACATTGTGAGCAATTCGGCTAAATGATCTGGCGATGGCTGGCCACGGTCAAGGCCATAATTCCTGTCCACTTCCCAGCTTTCAATGGCAATGCGCGGCACGCCACTAAAGATTTCCTTGCAGCTCGTATGATCTGGCACCAACTGAGCCACGCCAGTGGCCGCATGTTCAGTGTTAACCAAGCCCCAGCCTTCCCCAATGCAAGTGTTGATGCCAATGTCTGAAGCGTTATAGACCATGTTGAGCTGCTCAATAGTAAGACAATTGGCCGTCGAAAAGCTTGGACTCGTCAAAATAAGTTTGCCGGTTGGGTCGTAGCCTTCGTCTCTCGCTACGCGCTTAAACAACGGAATCAAATCCCACCCCATATCTTTGCTGCCCATATTCAGCCATAGTCTTGCATCAGGCTTGTCCTTGGCAAATTTAATAAAGCCCTTAATGGTTAAGTCAATGCGCTTACGGGGCTGGTTTCTATTGCCATTGAAAACAATGAAAACATCTGGCGGAACGCCCAGTTTTTCTCGGCATTCGGCTTTGTCCATGGGAAAAAACTTTGTGAAATCTGTGCCATGCCCCATAATGCCAATTGGTTTTTCATAGCCAATCTTGCGAAGCTCTTCGGCGCCAAACTCCGTATAAGTGGCCACGCCGTCCCATTCGTTAATAGGCTCTAACAGTTCG